GCTGGGGTCGGCGGTTCGAATCCGCCCCTTGCTACCATATAATCAATGGGTTACAGATCGCATTCCGGGGACAGTTTACTTATTTCCGATAGCGTATCCGTGCATCGGTGTGGCTGGCTGAAATGTGAACTACCAGATGGTATGCGGTGAAGGGGGAAAGCGGGAACAGGCGGGACTAGGCTCAGTGGGGCGGGATAGAACAACGATTACAGGAACTTAGAACGAAATTAAAACGACCTGGCGAAAATCGGTCGTGCAACATGGATTTCAGAAAAAACGACGGCGCGCAACATGGTTTGCGGTGATCACCTGCGTTTGAATCGCCAGCGTATCTCTTCAAATACAGACCAGACCAGCAAAAGGATAACTACCAACCATAAGTTGGATGTAGTCATTAGTGGAAGAGATAGAAATACACCCAAGAAGGGTAGCAAAAAAAATGCAACTAAGAGTGGGATGAGCAATTTTGATATCAGAGGCCTTACTGGAGCTGTATCCACAACTGGATCTGTATCCACAGCGGGCTGGATATGATCGGCAACCTGCTGCGACATGCGTAGACGCTTCCTGAATCCCACCCCACCGATTATAAGCATAGCTGCACCGATGATTATCTGAGTAACATCTACTGGCTCAGAGGCTGCGCCGAAAAACATTAATAATGCACCTACAAGCTGTAATACAAAGATTAATGGTTTGCTCATTACCTATACCCTCCTCCCAGTCCACACGACCCTTCCTATCACGCCAGCACCTTCAGCATCATCCTGAAATTCTGCATCCAGTAGGCCCTTATCCATATCAAACGGCGCATATGCAGGATTATCGCTCATAACTCGCACTTTTCCACCTGGCAGACTCTGCAGCCGTTTGACCAGCAGCGTATTGTCCATCGTGAGCACGTAGATCCCGTCTCTGCGAACCGTCGTGTCACGGCGATCAACAAGGATTATGTCGCCAGGCCTTAGAGTAGGCTCCATGCTTTCCCCGCTAACATATATAAGATACAGATCATTTGGGTTTGCACGTAACTCGTTGTGTATCCATTCTTTCTTAAAGCAAAGCGAATCAATAACTTGCTCGCTATCTACAATGGCGCCGTGGCCAGCTGCTGCACGAACGTCATACAGCGGGATGTATGCATATTCGTTCTCATCAAAGGAAGCCTGATCTGTCTCACTAGCCCGCATAGGGCCTTCTCCGGTAGCGAGCCATTCTACTGAGACGCCAGCAGCACGAGACAATGCCACCAAATGGCTGGTGGAAGGTTCAGATTGACCATCACGCCACTTTCGCACGACCGACTCCGATACACCCGCCATTCGTGCGAGTTTTGACGCTCCTTCGCACAGTCTAACCAGATGTTTAACTCGCTGGGGTACTGTTCCTAGTAACTCAGGCGAAGTCGGAACACTTGTTCCGGGTTTTTCAGTTTGTTCCAAGTTAATGTATCCCATTGTTTTTAATAATATCTCACCGTTTTTATCGCATGGTCGTACGCCAGAAAGACGGAACTCGGTCAAATGTGTTGACATATCGCACGTTCGTGCGCTATGTTTAGTGGCGTTATGAAATTAGACACCGCCACCAAGCAGCTACTACAAGACCCAGAAAAGCGCCGTGCCTGGGTCATCTATCAACTTAAACTTCAGGGTGAATCCTTGGCCTCTGTGGCCAGGAAATCCGGGGTCACCAAGCAGCAGACCCAGAAGGCCATGAGTGCGCCCTATCCACGTATGGAAAAGGTGATAGCCGACGCGTTGGGACTGAAGCCACAGCACCTGTTCCCTGATCGCTACGACGCAGACGGTCTACCCAACCGGCGCATGGGTCGCCCAAAAAAGTCTACTACCAAGACACCAAAGAATAACACTGATACGAGCAACCGCAATGTCCACGCACGGAGGGTTGCCTAGACATGACCCGCCGCGCCAAGGATGACCTGACCCTCGACCTTTTTGCCGTACCCCAGCCTCATCGACCGATCCCGGCCTCGATGGATCATAGAGCCACTGTGGCCCACCTGGTCGCTGACATGCTGAAAGCTGCAGATGGCGACCGGTATGCGATTGCTGCAGAGATGAGCCGGCTCACCGGCAAGGACATCAGCAAAGCCATGCTGGATGCCTATACCAGCGAAGCACGTGATGCCTGGAACCTTCCGTACTGGTTGGGTGTGGTGCTGGAACGGGCCTGCGAATCACAAGTACTGACTACCTGGTCTGCGGATGTGCATGGCGGGCGGTTGCTGCTCGGCAAAGACAACCTGGCCGCCCAGCTCGGCCGCCTGGTGCGGGCCAAAGAAGAGACCGATCAACAGATCAAACGGCTGAAGAAGCTGATGGGAGAGATGGGGTGATCGACTTTCGAAGCCAGTGGGCCACAGACCAAGAGCGAGCATTCAATGTGGCCGTAGCGATACCGGCGGCCCCCCTGAAGACAATTCGAGCAGAGATCTATCTTCTACTTGAAAAGGGAGCTTCATGGAGTGAAGCAAAAGCAGCATTAGACCAGGCAGTAACTCACTATCGGGAAGGCCGGCTGGTATGTGCGTAACGATGTGCCCAACAAGATCATTCGCCAGCGCAACCTGCATAAATTGCTGGTGCCGCTCAAGAAGTACACGCCACGTCCCGGCCGATAAACTTTCCCACGTGTTTGGCACTGGCTCTTCAACAAATAACTCGATGGCGATATCGGCATCGCTCTCGAACCTGCTCTCATATTTGACTGTACGTATACGCTCCAGTCGTGGACTGAATATTTCATTCATCCCCCAGAGTATGTGTGCAACCTCAGAACCAGATAATGGCCGTGGTTGCACATCATTAAGTGGGCGTCCCATCACATGCTCGAAATATGCGAAAGCAAGGTCAATATTTTTCATCGGGGACTCTCCTTTGTGTGTGGGGTTGTTTGGCGACACCCAGCATACCAAGGGCCAGAGTCCCCACCTAATTCCTGGAGGCGCTGCGTGAAAGAGTGGTATAGCGCGTCCGAACTGGCTGGGCTGCCGGGCATGCCGGGAACAGTGCAACGTGTGAATTCAAAGGCTAAGAATGGCTGCTGGCAGTCACGTGCCAGAAAGGCGCGTGGTGGCGGACGTGAATATCACATTAGCGCCTTGCCACCTGAAACCCGCGCACACCTGCACGGCCAAGTTGCTGTGACACTTTATCTACAGCCGTCACGACATGTCACAGTGCGATTGTTGGCTCGCCTGTTGCGACCAATTATTCGTGAAGTGATCTATCTGGAAGCGAAGCCATGAAAGAATGGTATAGCGCCTCCGAACTGGCTGGGCTGCCGGGTATGCCGGGTACAGAGCGTGGTATTCGTAAAGCTGCTAGGCGAGGCGACTGGCAGTCACGTGCCAGAAAGGCGCGTGGTGGTGGGCGTGAGTATCACCTCAGCGCGCTACCTCATGGAGTCCGCGCCCACCTCCAGCGCGAAGCGGCCATCACGCTGACCGCCACGCTGATCGAGTCCGAGCAATTACAGGCGATCGAAGCCGCCGCGCAATCCGTCGATGAAGCCCGTTTAAAGGCCAAAGAAAAGGGCCTTGCCGCCTTCGCCGCGCTGCCGCCAGGCCCGAAGAAAACCCGCATCAAGGCACGCCGGGAACTACTGCTGTTTCTGACCCACTTCCGCCGCGAACACCAGGGCAGCAAAACCGCAACACGCCTGGCGTTCGCCGAGGCGATAAACGATTCACGCTTACCCCTGCCGGCGTGGGTGTTGGAACAACTGCCGAGACGTCACGGCCGTTATGCATTGTCACACCGCACACTGGAGCGTTGGGAACTGAATTATGCCCACGAGGGTGTCATGGGCCTCGCTGATGGTTACGGCAACCGCAAGGGCCAGAGCAAGATCGAGATCAACGAAGCACTGATGAAGGTGGTGCTCGGTTGCATCCTGAATTTCCCGCACATCACCAGCAAGAAGATCAAGCAGTTCCTGGAAGCCGAGCACCCGGAACTGAACATCGTCAGCGAAGGCGCGATTCGCCGCTTTGTCAGCCATTGGCAACGTGACAACGCGCAGCTGTGGACCTACATCACCAATCCGGACAAGTGGAAAAACATCTACATGGTGGCGTTCGGCAGCCACTTCGACAACATAACGCACCTGAACCAGCTGTGGGAAATGGACTCAACGCCGGCGGACTGGATGCTGAAAGACGGCCGCCACAGCGTGGTGGGCGCCATTGATCTGTTTTCACGCCGCCTAAAATTCCGGGTCTCCAAAACCTCCAAGGCAGAGGCTGTGTGCCTTACCTTTCGCGATGCAGTACTCGCATGGGGTGTGCCAGACGGTGTTCGCACCGATAACGGACAGGACTACGTCAGCGAGCACTTCGATGGCGTGCTGAACGAACTGGAGATCATCCACGAACTGTGCCTGCCGTTCGCCTCCGAACAGAAGGGCACCATCGAGCGCTCGATGCGCACCATGTCACATGGCATCCTCGATCTGCTGCCGGGCTTTATCGGCCACAGCGTCGCCGACCGCAAGGTCATCGAGGCGCGCAAGAGCTTTGCCGATCGCATCATGAACAAAGACGAAGTGGTCGAAGTTTCGCTGACCGCCGCAGAACTGCAGGAAAAGCTCGACCAGTGGACCGAACACGTCTATGGCAAGGATGTGCACAGCGGCCTGGACGGTAAGACCCCAGCCGAAATGGCGACCGGACAACGCGTGCGGCGTATTGATGATATACACGCGCTGGATATGCTGCTACTGCCGATTGAAGGCGTGCGCACCGTTTCCAAGAAGGGCATCCGCTTAGAACATCACCACTACACCGCCCCGGAACTGGTGGCCTACATCCAGCAGGATGTGCGCCTGCGTCGGGATCCGGAAGACCTTGGCCGCCTGTTTGTCTACGGCGTCGAGGGCGAGTTCATCTGCGAAGCGATCTGCGACCTGCTGCTCGGCCTATCCCCGGCGGAGAAGGCCGCCGTGGCCAAGGCTTCGCAGAAGTCCCTCATGGCGGAGCACAAAGCCGAACTGAGCGACACCCGCCGCGCCATCAACAAGAACCCGGCGCAAGCCATTATCGAACACCGCATCGCGCAATCGCACAACGTGACGACGCTACCCGCACCGTCCGACACCTACACCACACCGGCCCTGCAGGCTGCCGGCCAGGCCGCCCGGTGTGGCGATGCGCCAGCACCACCAACCGATGAACAGCAGGCCGAGCAGGCCGCATTTGTGGCCGAGTTCGAGCGCGGCCAGGTGCAGGACATGCCGGAGACAGACGGCCAGCGCTACGCACGCTGGCGCCGTCTGCAGCAACGCGCCGAATCCGGTGGACAGATGAGTGAGGCAGAGCGGCAGTTCTTCGACAGCTTTGCCACCAGCCACGTCTGCAAAACGTATCAGATGTTGGAGGAAGATTTTGGTGAGGCGCTCTGGAAAAACGCCTGACCGAAAAAAAGAAGGCCCGTTGGGCGGGCCTCAATACATCAACAAAAGGGAGTTACAGTATGACCAACCAGAACAAGGTCGTCAATCTACCGACCGCCACAGTGGCGCCGATCACCAACGTCGCGATGTGTTCAGCGGCGATGACCCGCGCCATTGAGCGCAGCGGCCACCTGCCCGGCATGGTGACCCTGTATGGGCCATCCGGCTGGGGCAAGTCCACCGCAGCCGGCTACACCGCCAACAAACTGCACTGCTACTACGTCGAGTGCAAGAGCAGCTGGACCCGCAAAGCGCTGCTGATCGCCATCCTCAAAGAGATGGGCATCCAGCCGGCCAAGACCCTCTACGAAATGACCGACCAGGTGTCCGAGCAGCTGGTGCTCTCGGGCCGACCGCTCATCATCGATGAGATGGACCACATCGTCGATAAGAAAGCCACCGAGATCGTGCGCGACATCTACGAAGGCAGCCACGCCGCCATCCTGCTGGTTGGCGAAGAGCAGCTGCCGAGCAAACTCAAAGCCTGGGAACGCTTCCACGGCCGCATGCTGGAGTGGATCCCGGCACAACCGGCATCGATCGACGATGCATCGCATCTGGCCCGCCTGTACTGCGGCGGTGTCGAGATCAGCACCGACCTGCTGGCCAAGGTTCACGAACTGTCGCACGGCTCAGTGCGCCGTATCGCCGTAAACCTCGACATGATCCGTGCCGAGGCCGGCAAGGCCGGGTGGATGGGCGTGGACCTCGCCACGTGGGGCACACGCGCCTTCTACACCGGCGAAGCACCGAAGCGGAGGGTGTAATGGCTGCAACCAAGACCAAACGCAAGCCGGTACACATCGCTACCAGTCAACGCTATCCAGAAGGTAGTCAGATCATGTGGGGCGCCATTCGGCTGTTACGCACGTTCACCCTACATGACATCGAGGGCAAGACACGCATCAACAAGAGCACCATCCGCACCTATGTGCTGGGGCTGGAGAGTGCCGGTTATCTGGAACGCCAACGCCCCGTAAAGGCCCAGGGTCGCTATCAGAAAACGCATTGGAACCTGGTGAATGACACCGGTGTCGATGCGCCGCGCGTGACCCGTGACGGGAAACCCGTGACGCAGGGCCGGCGTCGCGAACAGATGTGGCGCACCATGCGCATCCTCGGCGAGTTCACCATCCCGGATCTGGCTATCAATGCCTCCACCGAAGAGCATCCGGTCAACGAAGGCGACGTGAAACACTACTGCATGTACCTCACCCGCGCCGGCTACCTGCAGATCGTTACACCCGGCAAGCCCGGCAACCGCCCCGGTACCGGCACGCGGCAACGCTACCGCATGCTCAAAACGCGCTACACCGGACCGCAACCGCCGATGATCCAGCGCGTCCACCAGGTGTTCGATCCCAACCTCGGTGTCGTCGTCTGGCCGAAAGGCGGTGACGCATGAACGCCGTCATGGATGGCGTCGCAATGACCATCGTGCGTGAATGCTGGGGCGATAAGGATGGGCATGAGTGGGTCTTCGAACTCGCCCTGCAGTGCGATCGCACCAGCCAGGCCGTCGTCAGCCGACGGCTCGGCTACTCCGCCAGCACCATCAACCAGGTACTCCACAACACATACCGGGGAAAAATCGACCGCGTCCGCGAGAAGGTCGAAGGCGTATTCCTCGGCGTCACAGTGGACTGCCCGGTTATCGGCGAACTCACCCTCGACCAATGCGTCGACAACCAATCACGACCCTTTGCAGCCACCAACCCGCAGCGCGTCATGCTGTTTCGCGCCTGCCGGAACGGTTGCCCCTACGCAGACAAAGGAGAGCATTCATGAAACGCCCAGACTACATCGAAGAACGTATCAATTTTAACGGCTTCTACATGTACAGCTACGGGCCATTGCCGTTCGAAAAAAACCGCAGTCAGCCCTTGTATTCAACAGATATACACCCCGTGTATGACGATACCTATATCGAACACTGGGGCGCCGTCTACCTGAACCGCAGCCTGGCCAACTTCGGCATCCGCTTTGACTACTTCCTGACCATGCCGGAAGCCATCCTCAATTCGGTCGACGAAGCCTACCCGGACGGCTATCTGCCCCTGCTACCGGCACAGCAGCGCGTGCAGCGCAAGATGGACCTGCAAACCCCACTGGGCGAACTGGAGGCCATCAAACAGCACCAGGCACTGGAGGCCGCACATCGCGTCGTGAATCGCAACGGCACCTTCGTCGAACGCCTGAAACATCGCGTGTGGCCACGCCGGAGGGTCGCCTAATGAACCTGTCATTTCTCTACGGCATCGTGGTGGGCGTCGTCATCGGCATGATCGTCATCACCGGGCTGGCCTGCCTCATGCGGTCATCACAACTCAGCCAGGAAGAAGAGGCACAGCGCCGTGCGTCAAATCGCTAAAGCTGAGGTGCTGACCGCACTGGCCCAGCACATCGGCCGGGATCGGGGAGTGCGCGCCGACATCCTGGTGGCGCATATCACCGGCGATCCCGGTCCCGATCCCGCCGGCATGCGCAAGCTGCGCCAGGTGATCACCGAACTGCGCATGGCCGGCCACCACGTCTGCGGCCATCCGGCCAGCGGCTACTACATAGCCGAGACCGCCGAGGAACTCGACGCCACCTGCGAGTTCCTCTACGAGCGCGCCATGACCGGGCTGACGCAGATCAGCCGCATGAAACATATCGCACTGCCCGATCTGCGCGGGCAGCTGAAACTACCCACTTAGGAGACTGTCACCGATGACACTCAACGACATCGATGCCCTGGCACAGGCCTACCGTGCCGAACGCGACAAGCTGGCCAGCGCCGTCCAGGTGCTGGAAACCGAAGTGCAGGCACTCAAGCGCCGCGAGCTGCCGACCATCAAGCGCGCACTGGCGGGTGCCGCCGGCGCACAGGACCAGCTCAAGGCAGCACTGGAAGCCGCACCGGAGCTATTCGAAAAACCACGCACGCGGGTAATGCACGGCATCAAGGTCGGCTTTGCCAAGCAGAAGGGCTGCGTCAGCTTCGACGATGAAGGCGCAGTCATTGCGCGGATCCGCAAACTGCTACCGGCCGATCAGTCCGAGCTGCTCATCCGCGTACGCGAGAGCGTGGCCAAGGCCGCCGTCTACGACCTGACCACCGCCGACCTGAAGCGCCTCGGCATCACCGTCTCGGATGCCGGCGATGCGCTGGTCATCAAGCCGGTCGACGGCGAGGTGGACAAGCTGATCAATGCGCTGTTGAAAGATACGGAGGAAGTCGGTGAAACGGAGGCGGCGGCGTGAACAGCGCGCAAAAAGACATGCAGAACGCGATCCATTATCTGTTAACGCAAATGGTGAAAAATGACAGGCTCCGTTATCAGCTGGAAGACACAGAAGCCTACCGTAGGTTGGTCACCAGTTATGCCAATAGCGTTTCTGGATCTGACGGTATCGAGGCGCTTGGAGACAGGCCTGAAATGAATTCACCATTCGAGGTCATGAAGCGCGTGTGGGATGAGGTAGAGGCATGAAGGTTGATCGATGTGGAACACCACCACGTGATTATCGCTCTCCGGCGTCTGTGCGTAAGCGCCAACGCAAAGAGCGCAAATGCATGAACTGCCAGACGAAGTTTCTTTCCGAAGGCCCCCATCACCGGCTGTGCAAGCTGTGCCGGAGACAATCCGCGACGACAGAATACAACGTATGCCTGTGATCAACCCACGCAACCGCGATCTGGCCAAGATCCACGTCGCCAAGAAGCAGCTCGGCATCGATGACGATACGTACCGCGACATGCTGTGGGCCGTCGCCCGCGTTCGCTCGGCGGCGGACCTCGATGCAGCCGGCCGGTTGGCGGTGCTGGATCACCTGCAATCGAGAGGATTCAAACCCCGGCGCAAAGGCCGGAGCACACCCGCCGTCGACAAGGCCGCCCTGATATCGAAGATCCGCGCACAGCTCGGCGATCGTCCGGACGCCTACGCCGACGGCATGTCCAGGAAGATGTTCGGTGTGGAACGGTTTGAGTGGTGTTCGCCACAGCAGCTTTGGAAGATTGTGGCGGCGCTGAATTACGATGCCAGGCGGAAGGTCAGGCACTGATGGAACTCACCCGCTGCCCAACCTGCCACGCCCGCATCAGCCTGGATGCACTCCTGGAGGACGAATCCGGCAGCCAGGTGTTGCAGTTACTCTACAAAATGCCCGATCACCTCGCGCATGCACTGATCCCGTACATGAGCCTGTTCAGACCCCGGAAACGTGATCTGTCAAACAGCCGACTGTTGCGCCTGATGCGTGAGACACTGGCGCTGAGCGAGGACACAACGCGCCTCGCCACCGCGTTAAATGAAACCGTGCAATCGCTGCGCGCCAAACAGGACCAGTTACCGGCTGAGCTGCTCAAGCCGCTGGCCAACCATAACTACCTCAAGCGCGTACTCGAATCGACGCAAGCCACCACAGCATTAACGACGGTTCAAACCGGCATTCAACCGCCTTCCAGGACCGTTTCAAAAACCGCACAGGGCATCGACCTACTCAAGACCTACCCAACGCCAGACGGCATCCCGGAGTGGTTTACACGCACCGTGTGCGGCTCGCTGGCGGAACTGATGCTGCTCGGCCTCGATGGCGTCCCGGCCTTTGACACCGTGGGCATGGTGGCTGATCGGTGGCTGAAGGCCCTTTGGCCAAAACGTGAGTGGGACCAGCACTGCCGTTTCCGTGGCGCGAAGCGCTTGCACACCGCCTTCATGAAAGCGGCCGAGCAACACAAGCGCTGGCCCTCGGTGAATGACGTACTGGGAAGCGTACCGCGCGCATGATCGAGATCGACATCAATGACCTGCCGGAATCGCTACAGGAGATGGTCGACGTCATCGGCTTCGATGCTGTGATGAAACTGGTCAGCAAGTTCGGCGGCACGCGCATCCGCATCCCCGCCAAACCACGCAGCGTGCATCGTGATCATCCACTCTCACGGGTTATCGGCATAGACGCGGCCAGGCAGTTGCGTGAGTTCTATGACGGCGAGGAACTCTGTATTCCGAAAATCGCCACCGCGCTGCGCGCCATCCGCAACCGTGAAATCCTGCGCCTCCACCACGAGGAGGGCTGGCCGGCCCACCGCATCGCGCGCAAATACGACTTGCACGAGATGACAATTTATTCGATCCTTTCCGCCAACGACCCCGGCAACGACGCCCAGGGCCAACTGTTCTGACTCCCCGTTGTTCCACGTGACACGCTAACGCCCCTTAGCGGGTTTTACGCTGCCCGTCTGTCTACGCTACCCCCATGTCGCGACGCATCGAAAGCCTGTCGCAGTACGTTGCCGATATCGTGGCCATCACCGGCCCGGACGGTCGACGTCAGCGCAAACGGTACCTGGCCGAACAGGTGCCGTTGCACATGCAGGCCGATGTGAAGCGCGAAGTCATTCGCTATTTTGAGCGCTGCCAAAGGAACAAGGTCAATGCCGTCTTCGAGTAAACGCATCAAGCTATCCGAAAACTTCTACCTCGATGAGTTCACGCGTTCCGAAGCCGCCGCCCGCGCCGGCATCGAGATCGTGGTGGAAGAAGGGTCCGACATCAACCTGGCATTGATGCGCCTGTGCCGGAACGTCTTGCAGCCGCTGCGTGATGTCCTCGGGCCGATCACCATCTGGTCGGGCTACCGGCCGGATACCGTCAACCGGCTGGTCGGCGGATCGGCAACCTCACAACACCGCTTCGGCCAGGCCGCTGACATTGTGGTGCACGGCACAACGCCGCTGGACGTCTGCCTGATGATCGAGGACATGCGCCTGCCGTTCGACCAGTTGATCCATGAGTTTGGTGGATGGTGCCACGTGTCCGTCCCTGCCGCCGGACTCAAACCGCGACGTGAAACCCTGACCGCCTACAAAGGCGGGCCGGAAGAAGCGACCCTGTATCCGCACGGGCTGCACAGCATGGCGGCCATGAAGAACCTCTACGGCTGAGTCTATGGACCCGATCAGCATCGCACTCGGCATTGCCCAGTTCGTCCCCGGCATCGCGCGCTGGCTGGGCGGTGATAAGGCTGGCGATGTGGCCGACAAGGTCATCGGCGTGGCCAAACAGGTCACCGGCATTGCCAACCCGCAACAGGCCCTGGAGAAGCTGCGCACCCAAGCCGAGCTACAGGTCAAGCTGCAACAGGCAATGAACCCGGTGATCGTCGCACAATACGAAGCCGAAGCGAGAGAACTCGAATCCATCAACGCCACCATCCGCGCCGAGTCACGCAGCAAGGATGCTTTTGTGCGCCGCTGGCGACCCTACTTCGGCTATGTGCTGGCCACCACCTGGGGCATGCAGATGACCGCGTTGAGCATTCTCATCGTACAAAACCCCACCGCCGCACCCGCCGTGATCGGGGCAATGGCCGGACTCTCGGCCATGTGGGGTATCGCACTCGCCGTCCTCGGCGTCTCCATCCACAAGCGCAGCCAGGACAAACAGGTCTGCGCCGGTCAGACACCCGCGCCCGGCATGCTCCAGGCTGTCGCCTCAAAACTGATGGGAGGCGCACAACGTGGATGACGCGGATCGCGCCAAAGACTACGAGATGAAGGATCGACAAGCCGCGCTCAACGCCGCTTTAAAACGTGATCCGTTGCCAGAGCAGCGGTGTAACGACAGCGGCGACATCATCTGCATCGACTGTGAACAGCGCATTGAACCCGAGCGACTGGCCGTGCGGCCGCAAGCCGTTCGATGCGTCACCTGCAAACAACACTGGGAGAACGCACACCGTGGGTGAATTAAGTTGGCAAACGGTACTGGCACTGCTCAGTATCATCTCGGCGATGGCCGGCATGCTCAAGTACGTCAGCTACATGCTGGATAGAAATCAGGCGCATGTCGACAACCGTTTTAACGATCTGGAAAAGTCTCAGGCAGCGAATGCCATAGCGGCAGAAGAACTCCGCCAGGAGGTCTATCGAGGATTTGTGCGGCGAGAGGATTACGCCGAGCTAGCCAAGACCATCCGCGAAGACAGCCAGATCATGTTCAAGAAGATGGACGGCCTGTCAAAAGCCGTCAATCAACTGGTAGGAAAGATCAATGGCGCCGTCGATACCCACCAATGACCACATCGACCAGCTGCGGCGCCTGCGCGTGCTGCAAGCGCTGCACACCGCCGCGCCTGACCCGATGGGCGAGATCGCCTTACTCAATGCCGTGCGTGTCGATCCGGAACTGTCCCCCACGCTGGAACGGGTGCGCCGTTCACTGCGCTATATGGCAAGTAACGGCCTGGTGGAACTCATTACGATCGATGACACGGACTGGCTGGCTGGCCGCATTTCTGGCGCTGGCGAGGCCTTTCTCGACAACGAGTTCCCGGTCGACGGTTACGATCTCTACCACCCCTCCGAACTGCCGGACATCGCGCCGGAACGCGTGCGTGGCGGCCGGGTGTCCTCGGTCAAACGCCTGCCAGCCGAAACCAAGGCGTGGCTCGACCAGGAACTGGTGCGCCGCCAGTTTACCGGCTACCTCGACCTGGCCGCGCTGCTGGAAGAACAAGGCTATGAAATCAGCAAATCCGCGCTGGGCCGCTACGGCAAGAAGTTCAAGGAGCAACAGACCAGCCTGAAACAAAGCATCGAGATGGCCAAGGCCTTTGCCGAGGTGGTCGGCGACGACGGCGCAGCCCTGAACAAAACCCTGACCGCGCTCGCACAACAGGAACTGATGGCCATCGTGCGCGAAGGCCGCTACGACGACAGCATCAAGTTGCCCGCCCTGGTGCAATCCATCGCCCAGCTCAACCGCTCCGACATCAACACCCGCAAGTTCAACATCATCCAGGAGGCACGGCGTAAGGCGTTGGACGATGCCGCCAATGCCGTGGAGGCCGCCGCCCAGCAGCAGGGCCTGACGTCCGACCAGGCGCAGTTCTGGCGTGAGCAAGTGCTGGGGGTGAAGTGATGGGCGTGTATGTCGATCAGCCCGCCTATCCGTATGGACGAATGATGATGTGCCACATGGTTGCAGATTCAGACGATGAACTGCATACGATGGCTGAAAGGATTGGCGTACACAGGAGACACTTCCAGGCTACAAGCTCGGCTCCGCATTACGATATCTGCAAATCGAAACGCGCCCTGGCTGTGAGATTCGGAGCTGTCGAGGTCAACCGTAGAGAACTGGTAACGATTTTGCGCAGACTCAGGGATACGAACTGATGTTATTACTGGGTCTGATTAGCCTGATGGCGTCGTGTTTCCTCGGCGGGTATCTCTTTTTCGTCGGCGAGATGTGTCACTGGTTTAGCGATGGGGATGTGCCGGAGCGATTCATGCCACTATTGGCGACCTGCATCCTGATCTACCTGACCAGCCTGTGGCTGATCGTGTCGTCGGTCACCGGATGAGCACGCCACCCGCCGATACCGTGCGCACACTGGGCTGGGATGAACTCCCGCCCTCGGTCCGCGAGATCCCCGACGGCCTGAATCCCACCAAAGACGGCCTGTTGATGAAACACCAGGTCGAGTGGCTGCGACTGTGCGCGCAGTCTGACCTGACCATCGCCGAGAAAGGCCGGCGCACCGGCATCACCTACGCCACCGCACTGGACAGCGCCATCACCGCCTCCAGCCGCAAGGACGCCGGCGGCGACAATATCTACTACGTCGGCGACACCAAAGAGAAAGGCCTGGAGTTCATTGGCTATTGCGCCCATATGGCCAAGGTCATGGCAATGGCAATGGCCGAAGGCGCATCCGGCATCGAGGTGTTCCTGTTTGAGGATCAGTTGCCCGATGGCGGCAGCCGCAACATCACCGCCTACCGCATCCGCTTTGCCTCCGGCTTCCAGATCGTCGC